ACGAAAACTAGACAAAAGAATCAAAATTATAAGAGGTGGTAGTTCAGCAGGTAAGACTATTGCAATACTAATGATCCTGATTGACTATGCAATCAAAAATCCATATAAAGAAATAAGCATAGTAGCAGAGAGTATCCCACACTTGCGTAGAGGTGCTTTAAAGGACTTTCTAAGCATTATGAAAGGTACGCATAGGTACGATGAAAGAAAGTTCAATAGAAGTACTTTAAAATACGAATTTAGTACAGGTAGTTATATAGAGTTCTTTTCTACTGACCAACCAGATAAACTTAGAGGTGCAAGAAGATCAGACTTATTTCTAAATGAGTGTAATAATATAAACTTTGAATCATACCAACAATTAGCAATAAGAACATCTGGGGATATATGGTTAGATTATAATCCAACTAATTTATTTTGGGTAGATAAAGAACTGATAGGACAAGAAGATACAGACTTCATTACACTTACTTATAAAGACAATGAGAGCTTGTCAGATACGATTGTAAAAGAAATAGAGAAAGCTAGAGCAAAAGCTAAGACATCTACATATTGGTCAAACTGGTGGAAGGTCTATGGACTTGGAGAGATAGGAAGTTTAGAGGGTGCTTGTATTCCTGATTGGAAGTCAATAGATAATATACCTAGTGATGCAAGACTTCTTTGTGCAGGATTAGACTTTGGATATTCTGTTGATCCATCTACATTTATAAGATTATACAAATGGAATAATGCTTATATATTTGATGAGCTACTTTATAGAAAGGGTATGCTTAATAGAGATATAAGTCATTTTCTAACAGACAAAAGAATATTAGAAAACATATATGCAGATAGTGCTGAACCTAAATCAATAAGTGAGATACGAAGTTATGGTCATAAAATATTCCCTGTAACAAAAGGTAAAGATTCTGTAATCTATGGTATCAACCTAATAAATCAAAACGAGATATATGTAACATCAAGATCAAAGAATTTAATCAGAGAATTACAAGGATACGTATGGGATAAAGACAAAGAGGGAAACAATATCCAGAAACCAACAGGCATACATCCTGATTGTATTGACGCAGCTCGTTATGCTTTAATGATGCAACTTGAGAATCCCAATCGTGGTAAATATGCAATAAGATAACAGAGGTAGAAAAAAAACTTATTATATTTTGTTAATTAAAAAAAAAGTTGTATATTTGTAAAATAAATAAAGTTTAATTAAAAACAAAACAAATGAAAATAACAGAAAAACAAATACAACAACAAATGAAAGATCGTGGTCAATCAAGAGAGGAAGCAGTCCGATCTATAAAGGTAGGCGAAAGGTTGAGACAAAGATTGCAAAATAGATTTAGATAATTAAAAACAAAACAAAATGAGATTTACAAAAATAGAATTAGAAGATGATTTGTCGTTTATTGCAGACATTACTGAAACACCCCTACCTAATCCTTTTTACGAAAACGTTAAAAACAATGTAACAAGTTTTAAAAAGTATGGAAACGAATTATTAAGGGATATTTATTATGAATTGAGTGTTTGGTTTGATATATGGAGAGTTAAAGTTGAAGGCGATATGCAAGGCGACAGATTATATACTTTAGGGGTAAACCAAACTTGGAGAACTTTAAAAAAACTATACTTTTATCTAAACCTTAATGTTGGTAATATGGATGACTATACAGAATATAGGTTTTATAGGTCAAAAAATTATGTTCCAAATATACCAAATCAATATGAGCTACGGCTTAAAGGTAAATAGGTTCTTGTCGCATGAGCGACAGAACCAAACAATAAGTAATTATAAACAAAACAAATGGAAAAAAAATATTTACATCCAGTATTAAATAAAGAAGTTGATAAAGAAATTTATTTTAACTTTGTATTAAGTAAGGACTTTCCAGAAGGTCCACCAAGCGAGAAGATGAAGTAGGAATTTTAATTTTTAGTTAGTTGTTTGAGGAGGGTTTAATCGCCCTCCTTTTTTTTTGTCTAAAATTGAGATTTAATTTCGATATATATATATGAGGATAAAAATTACTGTACCAAATAGTTTATCAGAAATCAAACTATCGCAATACCAAAAGTTTTTAAAGATACAACAAGAGAATGATGATGAGCATTTTCTCGCATCAAAGATGATAGAAATATTTTGTGGCATACCACATAAAGAATCTTACAGTCTAAAAGCAAAAGATGTTTATAGAATCACGAACATACTTGCAGATATGTTTGAACAAAAACCACAACTTAAAAGAAGATTTGTTTTGAATGGAGTTGAATATGGTTTTATACCAAACCTAGATGATATGACACTAGGAGAGTATGTTGATTTGGATACTTACATTTCTAAGTGGGAAGAAATACATAAAGCTATGGCAGTTCTTTATAGACCTATACTAGATACTCATAATGACAAATACAACATAGAAGAATACAAAGCAGAGGGATCAGATCACTTGAAAGACTTACCTATGGATATTGTATTTGGTAGTATGCTTTTTTTTTATCGTTTAGGAATAGACTTGTCGAGAGTTATGACATCTTATTTGGAGGACAACAAGGAGATACAACAACTGCTAACGCACAATTTGGTCTTAAATGGGGTTGGTATCAGTCAATTTTCGCACTCTCTCAAGGAGATATTACAAGATTTGAAAATATCACTAAACTAGGTATGCACGAATCTTTAATGATGTTGACATTTATGAAAGAAAAAAATGAGCTTGAAGCAAGACAAATAAAAAATAGATACAAATGAGCAATCAAGGAATAAGAGGGTTTTACCAACTAACAGATACAATCAAAACAAATTTGTTGCTTGATCCAAATGTGAATACAGTAACAACTGGAGATATAACAGAAATAGATTTATCCAAACAAACTATATTCCCTCTTGCACATATTATTGTAAATACAGTTACGGCACAAGAACAAGCTTTGGTATTTAATATTACATTGATGGCAATGGATGTTGTAAACGAATACAAAGATGAAACAACAGATGTTTTTGTGGGAAACGATAATGAACAAGATGTACTCAATACACAACTTGCAGTCATAAACAAAATTATACACTTACTGCGTAGAGGATCATTATATACATCAAAATACCAATTATCTGGCGATCCTGTATGTGAGCCATTTTATGAAAGGTTTGAAAATAGATTAGGTGGTTGGGCGTGTACTATGGATATACTAATTGAAAACGATATAAGTATTTGCTGATGGAATTACAAGAAACAAAAAATACACTTAATAGTTTTGCTAAGTATGTTATTCAGCAGTCAAGAAGTAATTTGACAAAAGGCAAAAAAAATGTAAGTAAAAAACTATACGATTCATTAGGATATAATATTTTATCAGACAATACAGGTTTTATCTTACAATTCATAATGGAAGAATATGGAAGTTATCAGGATCAAGGTGTAAGTGGTACAAAGAAAAAATATGATACACCTTTTAAGTACACAAACAAAAGACCACCTGCAAAAGTTTTTGACAAGTGGACTGTTAGAAAAGGTATTGCACCAAGAGCTGAGGGTGGAAGGTTTGCAAAAAGAAAAGGATTAAACTTTGTCATAGCAAGATCAATATTTGAACAAGGTATTAAACCTAGTTTGTTTTTTACAAAACCTTTTGAGAAAAGATTTAAAACATTACCACCAGAACTTATAGCATCATTTGTAAACGACTTTGAAAAAGAATTATAATGGCAATAGAAAAAATAAATATAAACAGTCCTGTCTATCTTAAAATAGAAAACACAAACCTAGCAAGTTGTAATTTAACACTTGCAATATATAGTGGTGCTTTTAATGCAAGTCCTTCTACAACTTACGAACTTGTAAAGAATGAGGTAGGCAATAACAACTATGTTATATTCGAGATAGGAGAACTAATAAAAGATTATATCGCATATAGTTTTAGTGGTACGTTTGGTAGTAATGGTGTCAATGTTTGGGTACAAACAACTGCAACACCTGTTAGAGCAAATCCATCTGATGGTGCATTAGATGCTATAAGCTCTATCTATTTGGCTTTTGATGGTGTTGGATATTTTGAAGAAGGGTTTGATATAACAAGCTCATCGAATAGTGCAACAACACAAACACTTACAAGACATAAAGGAAGTGTAACAAAACTAATAAATAACACAAAGATATTTAGAGAAACACAAGAGGTGTTATATATTCCTGTTCTAGCAAACTTGAGTGTAAATTCTGGAAGTGATACATTAACAGGTGCAACTACTGTAAACTTCAAAAATGGTAGTTCAACAGTATCAAGTGTTACAGTATCAACTGGGGTGTCAAACTCTAATAGTGCAATAGAATACGCA